TATTTGCATTCAGGGCGACATTCGCAATGCAAACCAACGTGTTTATTCTTCTCAAGAAATTGGCAAGGCTGTCAAAACGCTCAACGAGCAGATCGCTGGAGGTTACTCTGTGCTAGGAGAAGTGGATCACCCGGCAGATTTACGTATTAACCTTGACCGCGTCAGCCACATGATTACTAAAATGTGGATGGACGGTCCTAACGGTTACGGAAAACTAAAACTACTTCCAACTCCAATGGGTCAGTTAATTCAGACTATGTTAGAGTCGGGAGTTAAACTTGGTGTAAGTTCAAGAGGATCAGGCGAAGTAGACGGACAAGGTAATGTTCAAGGTTTTGAAATCATTACTGTAGACGTTGTAGCACAACCTAGTGCTCCAGGCGCTTATCCTACACCAGTTTATGAACATTTAATGAACAACACAGGCGGTTATCAGGCATTTAAGATAGCACAAGAAGTCCAAGGCGACACTAAGGCACAGCAATACATAGCAGAGAGCTTGAAAAGAATTATTTCAAGACTCAACTAACTAGGAGAATCACATGCTAGATATCGTTAAGCAATTATTTGAAAACAATGTGATTTCCGAGGAAATTAAATCGGAGATTGAATCAAGCTGGCAAGGCAAAATTCAAGAAAACCGTGACCAAGTTACTGCTGAACTACGTGAAGAATTTGCACAAAAGTATGAACACGACAAAGGCGCTATGGTAGAAGCTGTTGAAGCTATGCTAGCAGATCGTCTACAAGCTGAACTAGGCGAACTTGCAGAAGATCGTCAAGGACTAATCGAAGCTCGTGCAAAATACGCAGCAAAAATGACGCAAGATGCGCAAGCAATGGAGTCATTTGTTCTACAAAATCTTAAAAAAGAATTAGCAGAACTACACGAAGATCGCAAAGCAGTTGCAGGCAATGTTACAAAATTAGAATCTTTCATCGTGGATGCCCTAGCGAAAGAAATCGCAGAATTCCATACAGATAAGAAAGACCTAGCTGAAACCAAAGTTAAATTGGTTCGCGAAAGCAAAGCTAAGTTTGAAGCTATCAAGAAAGACTTTATTTCTAAATCAGCAAAAATCATCGAAGAAACAGTCGCAAAAGGATTGACATCTGAAATGAAACAGTTGAAAGAAGATATTGACAGTGCTCGCAGAAACGATTTTGGTCGCAGAATTTTTGAAAGCTTCGCAAGCGAATACGCTGCAAGTCATCTCAATGAAAAATCTGAGACAGCTAAACTTCTAAAAGTTGTTGCTACAAAAGAGCAAGAGCTAGAAGAAGCAGCTAAAATTGTTGTAGAAACACAAACTCTAGTAGCAAGCAAAGAAAAAGAAATTGCTATCATCAAAGAATCAGCAAAGCGCAAAGAAGTAATGGGCGAGTTGCTAGGACCATTAAATGGTGACAAGCGTTCTGTAATGAGCGAACTATTAGAATCAGTTCAAACTGATAAATTACATAGTGCATTTGACAAGTACATCAGTTCAGTAATGAACGGCGGTACACCGTCTAAAAAAGCATTAACTGAGGCGAAAGAAATTACAGGCGATAAACATCAGGCACAAACATTCAGTAGTGAAGAAAAAACTGCTGAAATATTTGACATCCGCAGGCTTGCGGGACTAAAAGTTTAAGGAGAACTAATATGTCACAATTACTCGAGTCACGCTGGTCGGAAACCAAAGAAGCTCTTTTAGAAGGACTTCAAGGTAACAAGCGTTCAGTAATGGCAACTACTCTAGAAAATACCCGCAAGTATTTGTCAGAGAGTGCTACTGCTGGAGCTACATCCGCCGGTAACGTTGCAACACTAAATCGTGTGATCCTTCCAGTGATCAGACGTGTACTACCTACCGTTATTGCTAACGAATTAGTAGGCGTACAACCAATGACTGGCCCAGTTGGACAAATCCATACTCTACGTGTACGTTATGCAGATGCATTTAACAGCACAAGTGGTACTGACATAACAGCTGGCGATGAGGCATTAAGCCCATTCAAGATTGCAGAAGGCTATTCTGGTGCAGTTACTGACAAAGCAGCTTCAACAGCAGCTTTAGAAGGTACAGCTGGTAACAGACTAAGCATTCAAATCTTGAAACAAACAGTTGAAGCTAAGACACGTAAATTGTCAGCTCGCTGGACGTTTGAAGCTGCACAAGATGCACAAGCCCAACAAGGTATTGACATCGAAGCAGAAATCATGGCTGCATTAGCACAAGAAATTACAGCTGAAATTGACCAAGAAGTTATTGCGTCATTGAAATCTTTGTCAGGCACAGTATTGACATATGACCAAGCTGCTGTTTCTGGTACTGCTACATTCGTTGGTGACGAACACGCTGCTTTAGCTGTTCAAATCAATCGTACAGCTAACTTGATCGCTCAACGTACACGTCGTGGTGCTGGTAACTGGGCTGTTGTTTCACCAACAGTATTAACATTGTTACAATCAGCAACAACATCAGCATTTGCTCGTACAACAGAAGGTACTTTTGAAGCTCCTACAAACACTAAGTTTGTTGGTACATTAAACAGTGCTATGCGTGTATACGTAAACGGCTACGCAACAGACGACAACGTTCTAGTTGGTTACAAAGGTTCATCAGAATCTGATGCGGCTGCATTCTACTGCCCATACATCCCATTGATGTCAAGCGGTGTTGTGTTAGATCCATCAACATTCGAACCAGTCGTAAGCTTCATGACACGTTATGGTTATGTTGAGTTAACAAATACAGCGTCATCTTTAGGTAACGCTGCTGACTACTTAGGTACTGTTGCTGTAACAAGCGCAAACCTACGTTTTGCTTAATTAGTAGAAATACTAACGCAATTTCAAAAAGGCCCTCCGGGGCCTTTTTGTTTGACTTAAATACCTGTATGCAAATAGAATCAGACAAGGATTTTAGAGAGTTACGCAATCAGTTTAACATATGGCGTAAACGATTTCCTATGTTCAAACATGACGTAAATCGCATAGAATCTATAGTAGAAAAGCATATACAAAATCACAGCATAGCATTAATGCATCATAGACAAACGCATCAACGGCGATATCTTGAAAAAGCACAGCAAGAATTAGATACAATTAATCAAGTCATGTCTACCGTTGAAAAAATAGAATTGATGGCTATGCTCAGTCGCGGATAAATACATTGTCTAAATGAGAGCCGTACTGATACGGACTTATGCAGTAACCCGCTGCGTAGACTTAAAACGTCAATATAAAGGAGAAACAAATGGGACGTCCATTGAGAAAAGATGTAAATGGTGTTGATGTAATTGGCACCGGCGCAAGTACAGCCACAGGTGTTAGAATTGATTTCTATGATGCATCATTAAGAACAGATGGTGTTATTATCAAACAACGTGGATCAAAATCGTATGTAGTTACCCGTGTTGGTGATATTGGTACTACTGCAAATTATGTTACAGCAAAACTAGTATCTGGTGCTCCAAACGCCTACGGTGAAATGAGACTGCAAGGATACTCCGGTGGTAACGGTGTTGACAATCTTAAAGCCATTGCAAAACTAACTAAACGTATTGCTGTTGACTTTAACGGTGTTCGCTATAAATGGTACATTGAAAACGATTCATCAGCAGATATTATTGTTTTAACAGCACTATAATCTAGGAAGTTAAATGGGACAGTTTTTAAGAGTCAACGGCGACTATAACATCAAGACCGAAGAGGGCGCAAGAATTACCCTTGATACAGGACCTAACACAGGGTCAGTACGGGTAACTGGTGACCTAGTTGTTGAAGGCACAACTGTTTCTATTGCGGCAGTTAACTTAGATATTGAAGATAATATTATCGTCCTTAATAAAGGCGAAACAGGTGCCGGCGTTACTCTAGACTATTCTGGTATGCAGATTGATAGAGGAACGCTAGGTGCTACTTCATTTATATGGAATGAAAATATAGCAATTCCATTAGGCAGTGCAAGTTCGAATGCAGGATCATGGCAAATAGTCAGTGGTACTGATGGTGTTTACAGCCTAAATGACAGCAGACTACAGTTAAAAGAAATTATTACAGATGCATCTGTTGATTCCGGCGACTTGTTATTGATTGGCGGAGGGCTGGGAGTAGTTAAAGTAATTGGAACGGCCGACTATGAAGACCAAGTAACTCACGATGATGATGTACCAAATAAAAAGTATGTAGACCGTGCAATTCGTGACAATCCAACATTCCAAATTATCGATAACGATACTAGAGTTATTGTTACTGATAACGATGTAGCAGGGTCATTGGCATATTTAACAGATAATACTGGATACAGTACCGGCGGCGTAAGCGGCGTGTCAGTAATTGTTGAAGGTCAGCTTAACACACAGTTCTTTTCAAATAGAACTGAAATGTTTGATTTAGAATTTACTGGTTCAGAAATTACTACTAAAAATTATATTACCAACGGTAATATTAATTTAAGAACACAAGGCACTGGTAAGGTGCAGACTAACTATGCCCTACAATTAGATCGTATTGCAGGGGTTCCGGCGTATGTTTCTACCGCAACAGTAGTTTATTCGGGTGAACCAAGTATTGGAACAACAGGATTGTATTACGTTAACGACAGTGCTGAAGCTAGATTACGCAGCGGCGAATTAATTAATAAAAACAAAGCATTAGTTTTTAGCATGATTTTTTAAGAGATAGAATATGATTAAAAGTACATTAGTTACAGCAACAACAATTACAGTTCCAGACCTAGTGTTTACTAGCTCAACAACTGGAGCACCTATTGCTGGAGCAGTTACGGGACAAGTAAACGCAATTACAACTATAGCTTTGTGTAATGTTGCAGCACCAACACTAACAGACGAAACAGTTAATTCTGTTACAGTAAACATTTATTTTGTTAAAGCGGCAGATAGTTATAGCACAGCAAATTTAGTTGTAAGTAGTTTAACAGTGCCAGCAGGCGAAACAGTTTTCTTCAGTGAAGAAAGATTTGTGCTAGATGCAGGCGACAAAATTTATGTAGGTACAAGCTCAGCTAGTAAAATTGCAGTTACAGTTAGTTCATTACCGGTATAATATGAAATTCTTAAAACAAAAAAATATTAGCAAATTTAGTATTACAGATCAAACTCTGTTTACTAATCATTACGGCCGTGCAGTAATGGGGTTAAGCGGCGGATTAAGATTACCACAAGGTACTACAGCACAACGACCACAAACATCTGGAGTTAGATATCCAGGTAATGCATCAGAATTTGCAGATGGGACCATACGATATAACCTTGACACTAACAGCTTAGAAGCATTAATTGCTGGAGTATGGGAAGTAGTTCGTGCACCAGGTGCAACGACTATTACAAAACAAACCCTAGGTCCTGGTAACAATGTTGATGTAAACTTTGGACCATTAACACAAACACCTAGTTCAGCCAACAATATTATAGTTTTAATAGAAAATGTCATGCAAATATCTACTACAAACTATACATTAACAAGTGGTAATACTGTTATCACCTTTACAAGCCCTGTACCTACGGGCAAATACATCACAATCTATTACGGCTTCGCTAACTAATACCAATTAGCGGTAAATATACATATCAGAGAATTGGAGATATGTAATGGCCATCGTTTTTGCCGATAGAGTTAAAGTTAGATCCTACAGCACGGGTACTGCTGAATTCATTTTAGAAACAGTTGTTCCCGGGTTTCAATCATTTGCTGCAATAGGCAATGGTAACGAATGTTATTATGGTATAGAAGACCACTCTGGCAATTGGGAAGTAGGTATTGGCATCTACGAACTCGATAGTACTCAGCAATTTCTTTACAGAAATACCGTAATTTCATCCTCAAATTCAAACAGCAAAGTAAACTTTCCAGCAGGCGGAAAAAGTGTTTATACAACACTACCTAGCAGTGTAGCAGCAAATATTGTTGCATCTACAACTTTTGCTTTTAGAGATATTGCAGTTGCGAGTCAACCCACAGTTTCAGCAGATTCTACTACAGATACGCTAACACTAGTAGCAGGCACAGGCATAGATATTACTACCAATGCCGATACAGATTCAATTACTATTACAGGAACCGATACTGGCGCAATAGAATTTACCGGTTCAACTATTTCAACAAACGACTCCAGCGGTATTATTATTGATCAAGCGGTGACACTTGAAAGTGATGTCACTGTGGGCGGCGATATACTACCTAAAACAGATATGGGCGGAACTTTAGGTAGCCCAACTCGTCAATGGAAAGAACTATATGTATCTACTGGTTCGATTTACATTGGCAATGTTAAATTATCAAACGTTGATGGTAAACTTGTTGCTGTTAAGGTTGTTAATCCAGGCCAAGAAAACGAAGAACCAGATCCAGGAGATTCAGATGCTGGCAGTGATCTTGGTGGTGGGGGAGATGGCAATGCCAACACTGGCGACTTTACATTTGACGCAGACACTATCACTAACGGTGATGGACTGATCTTGGTCACTGATAGAGGCACATTGGCCATTGGTACTAACATGGAAGTGCCAGGCGTAGCAGGACACTTTCACATTGGGTTTGACGGTAGTAACAGTAATCCACCCGCCAGTGACCTGTTCCTAGGTGACGACAACAACTATGTTAAATTACCTGGATATGAACTCAATCCTGACACATATGGTGTGGAGATTGGCACGAAGCAAAGAAGCAGCCCGCAGAATGTTGTTGTAGATGCTGTAGATGAACTTGTGCCACCAGGTGGTGTTTGGCGTTTGTTTATTATTATTGAGGACTATCCTACTCTGGGCTCCAATATTAGCGTAGGTGACACAGTGACCACAACATGGGGAACACCCATAACTGCCACAGTCACGGGTGTCGTTGAAGCTG